TGACCAGTCCACACCTTGGTCACCGACTGCCGCAAATACAGGACCACTTGCTGCAACAACAAAGAAAGCTACCATTCCAATGGCAGCCTTTTTAATTAACTTTTTCATTTATTTTCCTCTGATTTATCTTTATTTAAGACTCTATCACTATCTCCTAGACCACTGGTCGTTGGGTCAGCAACAACTCCAACAATTGCTAATAGCGCAAAAGCAGCATTAACCACTGCAGCAAGTTGTTGATTTAAAATAACAAAGTTCCACTTATAGCCGAATGATGCTCCTATAGCTTGTATTAGCAAGAATAGAGCAGGTAGTAAAGCTAACCAAAAAGCTTTGCTTTTTAAACGTAATTTCCAATTGATTTGATTCATTTTACTCTCCTATTTTTTATGTTTTTATGCAGTCCGTTGCCAATAATATATTGTTGTTGAACTGATTACTGCTGAACCGATATTTTCCCATGTACCTGTAGAATACCCTGATGACAAATTTGAGTTATTTGTGACTACTGAACCAACTGGGTGTGCTTGAGCGCAATCTATACCTATAACCGCAGGCTTAAGTGAGCCTGTAGCACTATCGATTGATACTAATCCCATTGGTAGCCATTTGTAATCAGAACTTTTCTTATTAGGTTTAATGATATTACTAAACCCTACATACTTTGGATAATCAGCAGTTGTTACTTCGCTAGACGAAGGCATCCAAGGAGTAACAGTTGATCCTTGTTCGATTTTGTGTCCCGCAACTGATAAGCCATCTTTGATAACCATTTCACTCGATTTAAAACGGAAATACATTGAAACAGTTTGACCAGTAGTGAAAGTGCCTGTGTAAGACTGAGTTACAAATTTTCCTTCTGTATCGGTTACATCTATTATTATTGCAGGTTTACCAGTAGACTCAATAATAAACTGACCAATAGAACCAGCTTTTACTTTAACAAACATGGACATTGAGTAAATGCCATCAGAAGGTATGGTGAAACCTTTAGTTAAACCACCATTCCAACCTGTATTGAATGACATTACGGTTAAACCTCTATAAGTGCCATTCTTATACCAAGGAGTTGTATTAAGCCAATTCCCACTAAAATCTTTAGTACCGTCTAACAAGTTCAAATTCGGATAAACAGTCGTGAAACCGTCCGTACCGTCTGCGCTGTTGGCGTAGGCTATTGTATTTATAACTCCGTCATTTGTTGACGTACCTCCATTTGCAATAGGAAGCACCCCTGAAACTCCAACATCAGTAACATCAGAAACCCCGTCAAAGTTTTGATATACTGAAGTTTGAAGATTTACTCCAAGTTTTCTAGCTGTTTCCAATTTGCTTGCACTGACCGCATTGCCATTTTCGTTTAAAACTTTAACCCAATTTGGTGTAGCTGTAGTAGTATAAATGGCTTGAGTAGTTGTAGTTGGCTCAGTATAAGTATAAGGAACTGTCGCAGTATAAATTGTTCCATTTGCTAGAGCAGTCATGCTCATATTTCCATTAGCGCTATAATTTGTAACGCTACAAATCACTATATACACTCCGACTGCTGGTGCATTTTTAGCCCATACAGATTGTAATATAAACATATTAGCTTGTTTTGTGTTGACGGCTCTAGTATAAATCTTCATTCCAGAACTAAAATCAGTTGTATTAATATTGCAATTTAATCCATAAGCATAAGCGCTTGAATTACCAGTACCTCCATTTACAATAGGAAGTGCCCCTACAATCCCAATATTAGTTACATCAGCAGTCCCATCAAAATTTTGATATGCCAAAGTTTGAAGATTTACCCTAAGTTTTCTAGCTGTTTCCAGTTTGCTTGCACTGACCGCATTGCCATTAAGTGGTAAACTGTTCGCTTGTGCTTCAGTTGCCTTTGTTATTGCAGTTTTGGCATCAGTTTCAGATTGATTCACCTTTGCTTGTAAGTTATCCAAATCCGTTTGATTAGCTTTTGTTGAAACAGTTGCTGATTGATTATTAACAGTATGCTGTAAACTTTCTAAATCCGTTTGATTAGCTTTAGGGGAGTAATCTCCGTTACTCATAAGAGAAATATTACTTGTTAAAATCTTTACTGAATTTATTAGTTCAACAACTTCCGATTCACTTGCATTGCTTGCAATTGCGTCTAATAGCGACTTTATAGTCACTAAATTTTCATGACTAATACCAAACGATTCCACTTCATTTTTTAGGTCTGTCATTGCACTTTGTAAGCTAGTCATATCAGCTAAATTTGCTTTAAGTTCAATATTGCTCTTGTTTGATTCAGTTTGAGCATGTAAATCATTCAACTCACTACGCATTACTTGTGGCATATTTTCCAATAATAATTTTGTAAAATCATCAATCTTATTATTTACTTCTTGAGTTAAACTTGTAACTGTAGAATCATCTGATATAAATGTAAGATTCTTACTGACGATAACCTGCTCTTTATCTTCATTGAGAAGTATTAAATTTGATTTTATTAATCCTGATACTGTCATCTCAGTAGGAATTATAAGCGTGAATTCTCCCTTGGATATATCATTAGGAGTTAACATAATAAAACCTGATTGAGATTTATACATATATTGATAGGTTAATTTTACTGAATAACCTGTTAAGTCAAGTACAGAACCATTATCAGTTATCTTAAGAAGTAGCGTTCTTGCATTGACATCTCCCTCCATAATTTGAATGGGCTGTTCAAATGCCTGGTTAATCATATCCCATGTAATAGTTTGCTTTTTGAAATTATCTAAACTCATTGGGAACTCCTTTTAAAGTATTTTAGTAATGATATATCCAATAATAGTTACGGCAAGAGTAAGCATAAAGCCCCAAGCCCACTTATTATTGGCTTCCATTTTTTCTATAAGTTTTGCATTTGATTGGGCTATTAAAAGCGCTCGTTCTGCTTTATCTCTAACCGTTTCATAGTTATCCAACTTTGTTTCAATTCGAGCTAATCGTTCGAGCACTTCTCGCCATGCTTGCTCCTCCATGATCCCTACTTTCTTAATCTATTGGATATGTACCAGTCCCACGAGGAGTACCACTGCTCGCAGTTGGACCAAACCACTGACATACTCCACTTGATGGAATGTCAATATGAAATGCATTCCAACCACCAACCATATGACCTACAAGGGAACACCTATTTCTGGGACAAAATTCATTTGGAACACTGAGATTTACTAAATTGGAATTTGCAAGAATACTAGAGGATATTTCCCCACCAATTGAATATTCAACTGTAGTCCCTTTCTTCCGTAAGCTAAGAATGATCCCACCTCCGAGTTCTCCATGCCATGATTTGGTTGGAAGTATTAAGCTTCCATTTACTTCAACGTTACCAGTAAACGTCTTTTTACCAGCAATTGTTTCATCACCAGTTTTATGAACAACATTTCCGCCACTGGTTAATTCAGAGTTGATTGCTTCCAAATCATCATTAATCGTTTCTGCTCCATTTTGCATGCCACGATATACTTTTTTAATACTAGCCATTTTCTTCTCCTATTTCTATTATTTGGTTAGTGTTGTTTTAAAAGCAACACTTTCTGACTTATCGCTTTCAACATTGCCATTTATTTGACTAACCTGGACGTTGTATGATGTGCCTGCCTTTAGATTTTCCAAATCAAATGACAGAAGTTTACTTCCACCTACAGGCACACCATCTAAATAAACCCTATACTTCATTTCATCCCAATCGTACTTGCTTGAGTTTGTACTAGAAACCGGGTTAGTATCAACGTAAGTTCCTACATACTTCGGCCAGTCAGCAGTTGTTACTTCGCTAGACGAAGGCATCCAAGGAGTAACAGTTGATCCTTGTTCGATTTTGTGTCCCGCAACTGATAAGCCATCTTTGATAATATTTTTATCATCATTAAAGCGGAAATACATTAAAATCTTTTGACCAGCAGTAAATTTACCAGTGTACGATTGTGTCACAAATTGTTCGTCAGTAGGGTTAACATCTCTTATTATTGAATCCATACCAGTAGTTTCGATAACAAATTTACCGATAGAACCAGCTTTTACTTTAACAAGCATGGACATTGAGTAAATACCGTCAGAAGGTATGGTGAAACCTTTAGTTAAACCACCATTCCAACCTGTATTGAATGACATCACGGTTAAACCTCTATAAGTGCCATTCTTATACCACGTGCCTAAATTTAACCAATCGCCACTAAAATCTTTAGTGCCTTCTAGTAAGTTTAAGTTAGGAAAAGTGGTCGTGAAACCGTCCGTGCCGTCTGCGCTGTTGGCGTAGGCGGTGTGTAAATAATTTTTATCTGCCATATTGTCCCCCATTTTCCCACGAAATTTTTGCACTTGAAGAAGTGATATCAGAAACAATTAGATTAGTTGGTGGCTTCACTTTTTCAACATAGCCTTTGGTGATTGTTGCGCCCTCAATAACAAAACGCATAACCTCAGTTCCGTTGATTAACAACAGTTCGTTACCATTATTTACAACTTCTCCGGCCATTGCATAAACTGACGGAAGCTCAACATTGACTTTATTTCTGATATAGCTTAATGAAGAAGCTAGGTTATAAATTCGCTCTCCGCCAAATACTGGACCAGTATCAAATCCATTGGCTTCGATTCCAATTGAATTTTTGTAATAAGTTACTTTCACATTCGGTTGATACTCTGAATCGTGCTCAATTACTACATTAAATCCACTTGGAACTTTACGATAAATAATTTTATTGAGGTCTAAAACTTCCGCAAGTAACCGTCCTCCTGGATCAATTGATTCAAGGATTTCACGGTTTGCTTCCACAAACTGTACCCAGCTATTTTTACCATCTTCAATATACTTATTAAAAATTCGATAAAGCTCTTTGAAAGTCCACCAGTAGTTTGAGTCTTTGAAGGGTTGCGAATAAATGGATTTCTCAACAATATAGTGAAAAGTCCGAGTGGAGAATTGCTCAATCCATTGACTTCCTTCTTGTTTTCTAAAGCTAAAATAAGCTTCATTTCGTCCAACCATTTGAAGCGCATTGTCACTGGCAACATATTTCAATGTTCCATTTTTGGCATCGAAAGAAATCACCGCTTCTTCTGCCACCCCTTGACCTGTGGTTTCTTGTGCCATTAAACAAAAGAACGGTTGCAGCCCCTCAAAACTCTTGGGCTGACCGTTCTCTACAATTTGAGCAACAATGGCTTGACTATTGACATCCGCATGTCTTAGCTTAACAATGCCAATATTGTTATTAGGCTCTGTGGTGGACAGTGTTATAAAATGTTCTGTCATAATAGACCCTTTCTAAAATTTGATATAATCCCTTGGATTCTTAAAGTGAGCGTGTGATGATGGCCAGTATTGGTCCATAAATTGGAAGTGCAAATGTGGGCCAGTGACTGGGCCAGTCGATCCCATAAGTCCAATTTGTTGGCCCTTTTTAACATTTTGACCCACAGAAACATCGATTCTGCTTTGATGTGCGTACCCTGTATAAAGTCCATCCGCATGCTTGATGACCGTGTAATTTCCATACCAGTTATAATAATTACTTCCCGCTTGGACCACTTGACCATCGTTTGAAGCTAAGATTGGAGTTGTTGGATTGCCATTAACCAAGTCCATAGCATTGTGAAATTCTTGCGCTCCGGTGATTGGACTCGTTCTCCAACCCATTTCACTTGTTACGGTAATAGGACTTGAAATTGGAGCAATATAACCTCCGCCACCGCTTGGGATTCCAAGATTAACAAATTTGTTATACCACTCTTGTGCCCAAGTGCTACGTTCAGGGTGTCCGTTTAAAGGACGTTCAAAGTTAGATACAAAAGCTTGCGTTGCAGTATTGATATTGGTCAATGTCATGAATTGAGTCCAAGAATAAGGATAAGAACTTTTCGCAATCCATTGGCCGTTTTGTGCATGCCACATCAAGAGCTTAAATTGGGCTGTGATTGTGTCAGGATTGTCAGTCACTCCTGCTCGTGTCATGAGATTAATCATATAAACACGTCCAGAGCTAGCGCCTGAACTATCCGTCCATTGCCAAACACCACGACCGAAACCAGGACGTCCGCCACCCTCATCAGCCGTTGGATTGGCATCAGATTCCCCCTGTGCATTCCCAAGTAATGCGGCCGCGGCTTGTTTAGAGAAACCAGCCCCAATTGCCATTGCCCAGATTTGCCAGTACCGTTTGTCACGGTCACTTATGACTTCTGGTGGGTATTGACCATTCCATCCATTATCACCGCCGCCAGAGTTTCCGCCACCATTAGTATCAATTTTTGTTCCGTTGACATAGAGTTCTTTGGTATTAGTTTTACCGCTAATTGTTAAATTTCCATCAACTTTTACTTCTCCGTAAAGATTTAATTTACGATTTTCAGCCGTACTATCTTTTGGAATTTCTAAAACATTTAAAAGCGCTCCGTTGTTTCCCTTTGATGACAAGGCGAAAGAATAACCATGATTTTGAATTGCATTAATCCCTTGGAGTTGTCCGCCTGCATAAGTTGGCGCAAAAGCAAACATTTCTTTTTCAGAGGAACCATCTTTTTTTATAAAACGAATCTTTCCTTGGTCAAGTTCAATAATGAAATCATTATCAACTGAACGAATCTTGACCCCTTGAAGCGTCCCTGCATTTATAAAATCTGCATTAAAAATACCATCAATTGTCCATGCCGTTTTAAAATTATCAAGGTTAAAGTTTCCATCAATAAAACCGATTCCTTCTGAGTTAGCTACAAGAAAATGATCAGATTCTTCAATGCTAGGACCATTCATCCAAACCATTTGAAACGGTTCTCTACTTTCTCCTTTACCTAAATCAGAGGGGTTCATCATCATAATCGACCCACCCTTAGCACCTCGAATGATATCAGATTGATACTTTCCAATTTCTGTGGAGTCATAAAATGTCATTTTATTATTATCAAGGTCAGAGATATTGCTTTGAACTTGTGACAACTGGCGATTAATTGAATTTCCACTTAAATTATCGCCTAGACTAGCTTGCACTCGCCCATTAACATGGTCAGTAACTACTTTAAAGACTCTGGTTTGGTAGTGATAATTTCGGTCTCCTCTGTGGATTGAAACAGTATTTCCAATTGAATCACTGCCTAATATCTCAGTACTAAACTGAACAAGTGGCCGACAGTAGTAAGCCAGTTGGTCATAAGTCTTTTGTAAAAGTTCGCTTGCATCTTCCACATCATCAAAAACAACAACCGTTTTTCGAGGAAGCATTTTTCCGTTTGATGGAATTCCATATTCTTTCGTCATTTCTGGATATTCAATCCAATTTTGACCTTTAGGTTTATCAAGGGGCTTTCCATTAGACTTTTTCCATTCAACATCTGAAAATTCAATTCTTCGCCCATAACCGTCACCAACTTCTTCACCCTTCCCACGTCCAATTAGGGCAGTGACAATATTTGTGCGGTCTTGTTGGTGGACAATTTTTAGAACTTCCTCACCATATTCAAATCGCTTATTGGTTATTTTCCCAATTTGGTTATAGCAGTGAATGATTTTTTTAGTAATCTTATTTCCTGTAATTTCAATTGAAAAGGTAAACTCTGCACCTAACTCTTGTAGAGCCTTTAGAGCTTCACGAATGGAAGTATAGTAGAAAGTACTAGAAACTGTTTTAATCGGTTCACAGACACCCAATACCCAGTCACAATCTGAATCATATAAAAGCTTGTTAATCACATAAGAAAAAGACCTATTTTTAGGTCTTATATCTTTAATGATAAAATTATCCAATTCATCGACTGCAAAATTTTTAGCTTCAAATGAAAGTAAATCATCTTCATCTTTTGCGGTTAAAATTCGATATAAAGAAAACTCTTGTTCTTTCGTATCATTGACTGCAATATAGCTGGCATCTTTAATTGTTTCGTCAAAAGGTAAAGAAACTGAAAGTGTGTCATTCATTAATTCAGAAGCGTTAGTTGTGATTTCTTTTGTCTGAACACATTCTATGAATTCATCGGAATCATAACTTTTGATGACTTGTTGCATCTTATCTAAAAATAAGATATTACTCACTAAAGCACCGCCTTTCTATATTGAATCGTTAACTCATAGTTTGAACTTGAAAAATCTGTTCCAGTTGTCAATCTGATATTTTTAAAATCAGAATCAAGGTCTAATAGGTTGTTATTTACTTTCCCATTGAGAAAAGTATTGCCTGCTTGAAAATCAAATTCCAATAGATCTCCTTTTTTAGCCTGTGATGATTTCAAGCGATAATTTCCATCAGTCGCAAGTAATCCCCCTGTCAGTAATTTAAATGACAGCCTATCTGGTTTAACTGGATAGGGTAAAACTTCAATCACTTTATTTTTTACACTTTGAGTTTTTCCGTGTTTAAATGGATTACTACAAAGGACAGTAAAGCTTGAAATGATTGAATTAGTATCTCCAGCCACATTGTCTGCAGTCTTGAAACGACCATAAAACGTATATTCCAGATCATCATTAAAAATAATGGGAACATCTTCTTGACGAATCAAGAATGCTTTTAAAGTATCAAACTTTTCTTGTAAAGCTCGAGGGTCCCTATCCTCAAGCTTATATTTTATCGTCAACTCCCGAGGAGGATATTTAACATTGGTTATCACTCCTCCTACTTGCATTTCTTGTGACTCAAAGCTGAGAGAATACATTTCTCGTCCCTCTACAGTCAATGTCTGATAACCTTCTATGAGTTCCTCTAACCAAGTCCCATCATAACTCATGGCACTGGTTGGAATAAAAGGAAGGTTGCGATAATGATTCTGTTTTGTCGTATCTCTAAACTTATACATTTCTACCTCCTAAAATCCCATATTTAAGTTAATTGCTTGACCTTGTGCATTTGAAATATCATCCACAAAGGCTTTAAAGATTTGATTCCCAAGCTTCACAGTAAATGAAGCCGGCTGTTTTCCTTGGTTAAGGTTCACATCATGAGAAACTTGACTACTGATTGAGCGATTAGCTGCCGCAACGTTCGCCCCAATATCCACAGAATAGTCAGAATTAATGGCATTTGCAATCATATCCCCCATTCCTGAAACGTTAGATTGAACGTTACGGAATCCTCCAGTTAAACCAGAATTCAAACCTGTCATAATGGCTTTACCAGCAGGAATTAAAAGTTTTCTGTCGACACGGATTGGCCCTTTATGCTTCCGAATCCAATCGCCAATCCCGCTAATGAACTTCATCCCATCTTCCCACTTTTTCTTCAGGCCTTTTACAAGTCCATCAATGATGGCTTTACCAATATCTAGCAAGTTTATATTTTTTAGATTGTTAAATGTCGTTTTTACATTATCAATCAAATCACTTACGCTTTGTTTCAAACCGTCCCAAATTCCTTTGAGTCCGTTAATCATTCCGTTCCACAAGTCAATTGTGCCTTGTTTGAGGTTTTCCCAACCTTGTTTGACTCCATTCACAATAGCATTGGCAGAATCAACGACCCACTGTTTAAACGATGCCCATGTATCTTTGACCCATTGAACAGTAGCATTCCATAAATCAACGGTACCTTGCTTAAATGAATTCCAACCATTAACAATTCCGTCAACAATAGACTTGGCCATATTAACGACCCATGTTGTGAAAGCTCCCCAAAGACTTTGGATTGTGTTTACAATTGTTGTCCAGATATTAACTACAGTTTGGAAAAATGAACTGTAAAATCCAACTACGATATTCACAAAAGTTTGGACTATTGTTTGAATCGCTGTTGCTAGTGTTTGCCAAAGCATTCCAAAATCTTCTTTGAATTGGTTAAAGTCCCCAGTGATTAAATCAATGAGTAACAAAACTGGTCCCATAACAACCGTCTTAATAATCTCCCAAGCTGAACCAAAGATAGTTTGGACTTGCCCCCATAATCCGCTAAAGAAATCAAGAATTGGTTGAAAGATTGTTTTGATTGTCTCAACAAATGGAGCTAAGGTTGTTGTAACGCTATCCCAAGCACTGGATAACCCGCTTGTTGTACCTTTCCAAAGATTAGCGAACCACTCTTTGATGCCGTTCCAAGCATTTTTAACACTATCAATGGCATTTTTGGCGCCTTGGATTGTTCCATCCCAAAGCCCTTTAGCTCCGTTTTTAATGTTGTTCCAGGTATCACTGAACCATTTGACTGCGCTGTCCCAAGCTTTAGTAATATTATCCCAAACATCTTTGGAAATTTTAACTAGAGATTGCCATGCAGAACCTAGAAATTTTACAAAATTTGACCATATTTGTTGCCCTGTTTTTGTTTGCGTAAAGAAATAGACTAATCCAGCTACAACAGCAGCAATTGCAATAACTATCAACATGATTGGATTTGCATCCATAACTGCATTAAAGGCCACTTTGTAAAGGGCCATGCTAAAATGTAGGAAACGGGCCATTGAAATGTAGGTTAACTTTAAAATTGTGATAGGTCTTTTCCTTATGAAGAAAAGACATCCTAGAAAGTATAACCGAACATCTTATGACTGGAATTAAACCTAATTTCGCTGATATTGCCAGACGCTATAATTGTGACTATCGGACGGTCAAACGTTATTATGACCTCGGAAAAGAAAAGACCCTTGAAGAAGCTTCAAAACGAAGGGTCCCACCGTCACTTATTGAGAACTATAAATCAATCATTGAAGATAAACTCAAGCTTGGCTGCTCTGTGCG